CTGTCAAAATGGAAAAGGATCGACTTGTTAATGCAAGCAACAAATTTGCAGTGCAAGAAGGTGTCCTCAAGAAAGACATAGCAGCTGCCAAGTCTGCTCTTGACAAAGAGCAGAAAACATTTGCAGATTTCAAAGCGGAAGCCGAGTCCACCAAGGCTGAACTTGTCAAACAAATGTCGCAATTGAGGAAATCACAAGACTCCACCAATGCTGGCATTGCCAATGCAAAGAAAGCTAAGGATTCCTCTGCTGTGGAAGAGTTGTCAGAATTAAAAGAAGTGAACGCAAAAATGATCACTAAACTGAACAACGAACTCCAAGAGCTGAATTCTGCGGTAAAAGCAGAAAAAGAAAGGAAAACCAAGCTTGAGGACAAGGTTACACAACTTGAAGTTGATCTCAAGTACGAGAAAACTAAACTTCGCGTTGAGTCTGGCATGCCTCCTCCACTTCCTGGCACAAGTTCTTTTGCAGAAGCTGCAATAAAAGCAGGGTCAGCAAGTGTTAATCTTGTCAATGTGGCTTTTTCAAATTTATCCAAAGCATCTCGTGCTTTGTTAGCTGAAAAAGAAGATGCTGAAGATAAGGATGTTCGAAACAGGCTTTATTGGTTAACTCGTGCACTGAATGCCTCAAAACATGCAGTGTATAAGCCATATAAGGTTGTTTTGTCTGGCATAAGCAATGAAGTCAAATTCATTTCTTATAATTCTCGTCGACAGTTCATTCCTTTCATTGAAGCAGTTGAAAGATCTCTGCGTCCTGAAGGGGCGCCTTTGACAGAAGATGAGATGACCACCATTTTGTCCAAAATAGACAATAAAAGGTTGATTCTCAACTCTGATTTCCAAAGCAAGGGTTATCGCACTTTGCAAGACTTGTTGGATGCAGACAAGGACTTCAGTGATTTTGATGATGTGAAATCATCAAACAACTTGGTCGGCATCTTGAAATCTGAACGTGGTGTGAAGCGTGATGCTTCCGCCAAAGCATGGTTCATCAAAGATTGGTTTAAACAAACCAATGATGGCAAGAAAAAGACCAAAGAGTTTTCCAAGGAATTCCCCCCTCTTGGGGGTGATGAACCTAAAAGCTCATTTCACAAGGTCATGGAGTGGTTTAACTCTGTTAAGTCCAAA